ATGATTATTCTTGGTATTATTGCAACATTAGCAACCTTTGTCTTTATTACAGCATTGATTTTTATCTTCTTTGAAAAAACTAAGAAAATAGGTAAACAAATAGCTCCAATAAGCCTTGTTTTGGCTTTATGTCTTTTTTTCATTATGGGTACGTTGAATCGAGAATCTCACAAATCCAAAACCGAGGATGTCACTGCTGCCACAGAAAGCACAGAAGAGGAGCCAATGTATTCTGAAGACGAGGAAGACTCTGACGTTCAGAGTAGTGAGGATAACCAAAAAGAATTTAACTTTAGCCTTGAGGAATTTGTACAATCTTTCAATGAAGCGACTCAAGATATTGAAAGTAATAAAGATATTGAATCCACTGGTCTCAATCGTATTAAAAAAGATAATATCGGAGATTTTGAACTTACCGAAGCCAAAGATGGTACAGTTTACACCAGAGAACTGAAAACAGAAACTGATAACTCCGGTGGAACTTTCACTTTGGAAGCATGGTATGACAAGAATCATAAATTCTACCGTTTACATTTATCCACTTCTGGTCCAGAAAATATGGCTTCTCAAATAGGTCTGGTTAATACACTTGCGGTTTTTCATGCTTTAGGAATTGATATTAAGCATGTAAACGATCTTCTAAAAAGCGAGCAAAATACACTTGAGGTATTTGATGGTGACTATCTTGTTACACTAGCTAAAATTCCTCAAATGTCGTTAATTATAAATATTGAACCAAAATAAAAGCCCCTTTTGGGGGCTTTTTCTTATTTCAAAAGCGTTTTACTTAAACCATTTTTCCATATTGTCCAGACACATACAGGCGTTTGCCGCCGTGGATGACTTCCCAATAGCCTTTAGAGTTGTTTGAACCTTTAACAGAACCTGAGATGTTAATTGTCTTGCCGAGACCAATTGTATCCACATTCTTGGCGTTTTTACGGTCTGGTTTGTCCATAATAATGGCTGCACTTTTCACACCAACAATTTTAATTTTGCCTACAGACTTAATACCTCCGCTAGTCTTGTTTGAAGGTTTAGCAGGAGCAGATTTTGAAGGGTTTTTTCCTAACTCTGCATCGCTCTTGATATATCTTACGTTAACGTAACCACTGTATGTGGCTCCTTTAGAATTGGTATATTTAATGTAACCCCAACCATTTTGAGTCGATCCTTTTTTATATTGGACAGTCGAACCTTTAGGAAGAGTAAGCACAATAGACGAGTTGGCATTGCGTTGAGTTCTCACATTAAGGCTGTCAGCAACAACTGTATTTTTAATATAAGATTCTTTTGTTTTATCAACAGGAGAATTTACCGTTTTAGACGGGGCGCCGCTGATACCTGCTTTAAAGGAGTCCCATCGATCAAGCAGCTTGCGCGGACAATACTTGCCGGACCAGTGCTGGTGAGGGACCACGTTTGCAAGTGAAATCCCCTGCTCCTTCATGAGCTTTTTGATCAGCCATTGAGCATTCGCCATGGCTTTCTCAAAATCTCCATCGCTATTCTCACAGATTTCGATGCCGATAGATTTCCGGTTCCCGGTTCCGCGGTTTCCGTCTCCCGCGTGCCAGCCGTTCTCATTTAATGGCAGATGCTGATAAATCTCTTTGTCGTCTACTGTAAAGTGCCAGCTGGTGGGTGTTTCCGGATTTTTCTCATAACGGGCGTGCATGGCTGCGCTTGCCCCTTTTGCCGTGTTCGCCGTGTTGTGAACTGTGATGTATGCCGGGTTCATCGCATATCCCGGTCTGTTATTGTGTCCCACTGGAATAAAGTCTTTTGTGATTTTCACCATGTTTCATCGTCTCCTATTCTGTTTTGAAATATAAAAAAGCAGCCCGGTTTAACCAGCTGCCTGATCGTCTTTTTCTGTTTTCTGATCGTTGTCGCTTTCAATTACGTGAAGCCGGTCAGTGATGACGGCCGGAATTTTAACGCCGATCTGCGCCAAGTTTTCTGTGATGGACAGGCCCTCATTTGCAATATAAAAAAGAACGGTCGCAAAGGTCAGGACGCCGTTCAGATCCATAATCGTATCAATAGCATTCGCCACAATAACCACAAGGAAACTGAGCATCTTACGCACATAGCCGAACCATGCGCTACGGCTCCGAAGCTCCTTGAATTTCCATGCCTTTATCACACCGGTAATGATGTCAATGATGTTCAGCACCAGCATTAAATCAAGATATTTCACTTCCCCAAAAAGATATGCTCTTGCGATCTGTAAGCTCTCAAAATTCATCCACACGTATATTCCCTCCAATTGTTATCACCTCCTTCGAGGCAAAATAAAAAACACCTCTCCGGGTGTTGATCAGTTTGCGGCGCCGCCTAAATCCACACTGACAGGCTGTTTTGTCATCGGATAGGTTAAGCCGGTTATTTGTTTGTATTCATCTTCTGTAATTCTTCCCCACTCCACAAAACGGGCCACGTCTGCATTACTGTAATACTGCGGCCCCCATCCGTAGATGGTTTTAACGCTTGTAAACCAATCCATCATACCCCTTTCCCTCCCTCCGCCAGCATTAGATAAAGATTTGCAATCATTTGCGCTTGTGACTCGGCCAGGCTCTGCGCTTCCGCAAGCTGCGTTGTAATGGCCGCATTCTGAGCTTTCAATTCATCTACGGGAGAAAGAACCCGTCCGCTTTCAATTTGCTTTTCCAAGGATTTTTTCTCTTCCTCTGTGGCCGCCTCCGTCCATATCTTCTCAGTTGGATGATACATCGCCTTTATAAAAGAAGGAGGCTGGACCATTGTGCAATTATCAGGAATTGTATAGTTTCCTTCTTCATCAGGCTCAATTGGAACGGGTTTGGTCAAAATGAAATTTTCATCGTACTCATAAACCTGAATCATGCTGTCCCTCCTTCCTGAAAGCCCACGACCACATCCAGATAGTAGCCTCCGCCCATCTTACTTGAGTCCGCCGGGTCCGGGTATTTTATTTTCAAGTCTCCATCATCATAAATGATTAAATTGGCTGTGCCGCCTGTACCACTTAACGGCACTGTTATAACGGAACCGCCAGCAGGTGCGTATTCCGCGGGGATGGAGCCGAATATAATTTCGGCGTCTGTTTTCACATGCCCCCGTAAGATTAAAAACGCCCCCCACTTTGCATACATCGGTGTCCGCGTCCCTGCGGTGGCTCCGTTCTTCAGCATGATGTTTGCATAGGTGGCAGCCCCGTTCCATATCTTCCGTTCAGCTGCAGAGGTGTGCCTCTCTTGGTTGTAGTTATGGGCTTTGAACTGCCGGGTCATATCATCCCAATAAGCTTGATCTTCGGCCGTAACGTGAATGTCAGTGTTGCTGGCGTGCGTGTTTACTTTATCCTGAGCACCCGAAGGGGTTTCCTTGGCGTCCCAAGCCTTCCGATCTGCTGCAGAAACATGCTTTTCTTGATCGTTCGCATGGGCGTCTACTTTCTTTTGCGCGCCGGAGGGGGTTTCCTTGGCATTCCACGCCTTTCTTTCGGCAGCCGTAATATGCTTTTCTTCATCATTCGCATGTTCATTTGTATAAGCCTTGGCCTTTTCCTCTGCAGCATTCGCTTTTTTCTGCGCGCCCTCTTTCGTTTCAATAGCTTCCAGATCGGCAAATTTCTTCTGTAATTCCTCGACAGTCTGACTGATTTCTTCGACGATGTGGTTTATCCCGTCTCTCAGCGTTTCAAAATCATCAATGTAATAATCAGCTGTCGGAACGATATTCTGATCCTCTAACGTTTTGGCGATAGAGAAAGTAAAAAATGAAGTCGCCAGCGCTTGGCCGTTCGTGTAATATAGTTTGATTTCCGCCTTAACCGTTCCGTAATGCTTGAGTTCTGCATTGGACAACACATATTCCGCTGTGCCGTTTACCTTGTCAGTGATGGTGAGGCTCTTTTTATAAAACGATCCATCATCATACAGGAGGACAATTTTTGCATCTACGGCTGACAGAGGCAACGGCACACCATCCTTTGTAAAAGAAAAAAACAGCTTTGCGCTGCCAGTGTCCTGCGTCATAAATTGTATATTTGTACTCCGGCCATTGATTGGATTTGTATTAATGTTGATCGGCACGCTGCCCGTTTTATACATCGTCGCTTATCCCTCCTTAGTGCTGCGGTGTAACCATCATTTGCGCCACACCGTATCCTTTTTCCGCATCGTACGGGGATTCAAATCTCATCACGGTTCCGTATCCGCCGCTTTCCGCCTTTGTCGCGATGCCGTCAACTGCTGAAACACTGTCACCGACGTTAACGGTATCATCAACGCGCACGAACACTTGACCAATTAATCCAACAATATGCCACTCGTCTCTTTCCTCTCGAGGCCTATACTCGGCTTCGGGGTCATAGTTCGGGTTCTCAGCTGGAATCGTAAAGATATCATCGCCATCAAATACTTCCCGGTAGATAATGCCGCCAAATTCATCACGGAGAAAACGGTCATTCCAATAGAAAGCAGCACCACCAAGCACAACACCGGCCGTCTTGGAAACGACGCCGAGTATTTTATCACCTTCTTGCGCTTTTCGAATTTTGTCGCCCTCTAACGCTACAAGATAAGACGCTTCAATCATGTTCCCGTCAGCTGATTCAAAATACTCCGCCAAGTCTTTTAAATTCGAGACGCTCTCGATGGCGCCAGTGGATCGGACTGTTCCTGCCTTTGCGTTTAATTCAATTTTTTTATTGGCCTCAGAGGCTTTGCCGTTTCCATGGCCTAAAGCCAATGTGTAAGATTTACTATTCTTTGTGGCCTTCGAGAACATGACACCCGAGGACGCCCCGTCTCCTGTTGTGTGAGAATCGTATGAAAACATGACACCGTTGCGCGATCCTTCCGAAGAGGAGCCACCTGCATTCCCTGCATGAAAATTGCGCTCTCCCTTCGCATACGTCGGTCCAGTACACGCAATGATTGCACTGTATTTCGTAAGGGCATGGCCGGACCCGGAAGCTGCTCGAAAGCCTCCTTTGACGTTATTCGGAACCACTGAATGCTTTTGTTCGGCAATGACGGCCGCGTCCTTATAGCCGTAAGCCCTGACAAGAAAAATATTGGTTTGGGTGTTCGGAGCTGTGACGCCAGCCGTGCCGCTATCCACGTGCAAAAGGCCATTTAACAAGTTGACATTATAAACGCCGCCCCCTACCCCGATGCCATTTCTTGCTGAATCATGAATAACGAAATCAGAGATAAACACATCATCAGTCCTCTGATCGCCGCCAGTAATATGGATGTCATATTCAGCCTTTTTAAATCCCGATATATGCAAGTTATTGACAGTTATCTTCCTGCTTTTGTACTGGAAGGCGATCATTGAACCGCCTTTGTAATCATACATTGGATCACCGATTGCTTTAAAACCGATAATCTGAACACGCTGATACGCTGAGACCACGAGAGCTTTCGGCTCCAATCCCTCATAAAGAGAATTGAAAACGGGTTCCCGAGATGTGCAGTCTACTAACGTCACATCACGAGCCGTCTCACTCCAAGGGTCTTTTACAAGATGGTGATCAATATGCCGTAAATCAAATGAGCGAACGTCACGAAATGATTCATGACCACGAATGTGAACGTCACTCGGTGCCGGCCATTCCTTATGAGCTTTTACCTCTATGCCCCGCACATTCCCCTCTGTATAATTATCTATAACCCAGACATGCTTAGAGCCGTCGTCCACTTCAATTCCGTTTGAATTGGCTCCCCCTTTACGGTGTGCAGTGCCGCGGGGGTTCGTCATCACATTATTTGTGATGAAAATATACTCGCTGTAATGGGTCGTAATGCCGTCGTCACCATATCCCGAACCGACACACTTGTCGATCCAAATATATTTGCTCCCCGTTGCCGTGTAATCTTTTGCTGTAATGTCATAAGAAGGCGCTGATACATCAAAACAATGTAAGCCGGGATTAATGCCTTCAACGCCGCGCGCAATACCAAACTTTACTTGTGCGAAAAGAAGACAGCTTGAATGTACACCTCCGGTTGCGCCTACTCCGCCCTGACGATCAGGATTCCAGTCAAGCGACATACCTTCCACAACGATATTCCGGTTGCCTTTCGCATGATCAGCATTTGTGACAACCCACTCACTGGCCGGGGTGTCTTCGTGCAGTTTTAGCGTGGTGACGCCCATGCCCTGGCCGATCAAATATGTCCATGACGGCAGCTTTACGCCCCTTATCACGTATTCTCCGGCTGATAGATTGAGCCGCACCTTTCCGTTTCCGATCGCTCTTTTGAATGCTTCTGTGCTGTCTGTCTCCCCGGTAGGGTCGGCCCCGTAGTCGTCTACGTTAACGTTTCTGGTGATCTTACGTAGAAGTTTGTTATATTCCTTATCAAGACGCTCTTTCAACAGTGGGGCAATTTCCCCATCAGCAGTAACACGGGCATCCACTACTTCTTTTACATTTGTCCCGTCGGCATTAAGAATGAGATTACGGACCCGGTTATAGAGTCCGTCAATATAAGTTCGTAAAGAAAAGCCCCCGTGATCAATTTGCTCAGATGTATGCGCCGTAGCAGCTTTCTTATGACGAGTAATTTCACTTTCAAGTCCGTTTACGCTACTTTCGATCGCTTCCATATCACCAGATAGCTCATCCTCATAACGAGAGTTTCTAGTGGTATCGTAATTTTTTTTCAACCTCAACACTGTATTCACTCTCCTTTTCGACAAAATAAAAAACGCCTATCAAAGCGCTGTCAGTATTTGATCAATATATCGTTTTTGTTCTCTCAGCTTCTTCGCCTGATTCACCGCAATATCTTGTATGTCTTTTCTGAAATTGGCAAAAGTCAGCTTCGGGCTGCTGTATGGATTTAGCGGATTGTATTGAATCGTTAAGAGCCGCACATCATCCTCATAAGTCGTGCCGTCTGCTGTGTCGGCTAAAATGTGGACTGTATCACCTTTCCAGAACGGCTTTTCAATTTTGAGCAATTTCGGTTCGTATACATATTGATAATCCACACTGACGACTGTTTCCGGATATGGATTCACATGTTTTTTCAGCGCAGAAACCATGCTACCCGACTTTTTTATAGTTTCGTCTCTGATCGGGTCGGCCCACTTCGGTTTCCCTTCCCGCAGGAATTTCTTTTCCTCTGGATGGATATACAAGATCGGCTCAAATACGTATTTCGGTTTTTTGTCTGTGCTCTTACTGTCTTTAGACATCGCACCATATCCCCATGCACGGGTAGAGCAATTTTGCGAGTTTGTTTTGATACTGATGCCCGGCATATTGTAACGAGAGTCAAATGTGAAAGGAATCTCTTTCCCCATTTTCTTATATACATGAATTTTATAATTATCCACGTCAAGCTCTAACTCATAATCATTTATGAGCTGATCTATTAATTCAGTGGAGTTTTTATCACCGAAATTTTCTTCTTCAGCGGTAGCGAATTTACTTTCAGGCTCTTCCAACACATATGAAAAATCAGTACCTTTTAACGCAATGTCAAAGGCCTCTTTTACGGTCAGTTTCTTCGTTACTGTATCATCCACTCGATTCTCAGCAAGCAGAACGGTAAAAATGTGGTTGGCCGTGATTGTTTTTGTCAGGACGTTTTTAGTCTGCTTCAGGTCTACATCTGTAATATAGTATTTTTGTTGTTTGAATCTCCTTTCGTCAATGTAAAGAATATTGTCGTTGATCAGTAAATCGAATTCAGTCGCATTGCTCTCTGTTTTGGTAATTGTAAAGGTAAAGCTCTTTTTTCCGGTAGTATCGTCTGTAAGATCAACGATCACGCCTGTTACTTCCACAACGTCATTTCCGTCTTTCGTGGAAACATGCAGTTGAGGAAAGTCCACATCTGACGGCAATTTTTTATTAAGAGGGATGTCGTTACCCGCGTATTCTTTACTCGGAAAGCTCGGTTCCTCTTCCGGGGTCTCCGGGGATTCTGGATCATCAGGCTCGTTCGGCAATCCTGACGTATCGTCATATTGCATCAACTTATACTGTTCGACCATGGTAATTAATTTATTAGCATAGTTGATGTCTGTTGCGTAGCCAGCTTTTTGAACGGCTCGGCATGCTTTTTTATAATCCGTTTCCCCTACCACTGCTTTATACCGATCAAGACGATTATATAAGCTTCCCAGATCGACCAAACTCTCAGCGTATGAAGGGTACTTTCTGAATTTAGCTTGTACCCTCTCCACATTTCCGTATTTGTCCTGCTCGCTGGTCCACATCAACACGTATTTTCCGTTATAGGTTCCCTTTATCCCAAACAAATTGTTAGCTTGTTTGGAAAGGCCGCTCGTGCCGAACCCACTTTCCAGACAGCCTTGAGCAATGACAAGGCTAGCAAGGACGTTATATTTTTTGCGTACCTTTTGCGCCCCCGGTACCAGGCTTTTAATAAAGTCAGCCGCAGCCATGTCATCCCTCCTTACTTATAATAAAAACGAGTATCAAATAAAATTTCAAAGTCATTTGAGTTTATAATTTCAAAATCGTTCCATCCTACATCCAGTGTCGGCAGACGGCCGGATGTTTTCAGACGCTTATCCCCGATTACAGTGTACTGTCTGATGAATATGACTTTTTGCGAGCGTTTTAGCTCCTGCTCAATTTTCAATTTTTCCCCGTTCGTTCGATTCGCAATGGTTACGTTTGTCCCTTTGGCCCACAGATAGACGTTATAATCATGCTGCAGAGTGTTGACCGCGGCGCCGCCGGGATTGTAAACGCTGAATCGTTTTTGGTTCTTGAAATGATATTCAAGATCATCTCTCCGAAGGATTCCCATGCCGGGACTCCAGTGCTCTCCATTGAAATTCTGGATGGTAGAAGAGGTATATTTCGACTCGGCAAGCCCCAGAATGTCAGTGAAATCTACTGTAAATGTGGCATGGTTTTTCTGTTTGTCCTTAGTGATAGTAAAATTCCCGTCACACGTAACAAGGAATCGACGGTTAGGTAGAAGGTCCGTCGAAATATAATAAGGAAACGGCTGCACTAACAATGAATAAAGTTCATGCCGGTTCTGATAAAAAGTTTCGGCAATGACGGAATCTAATAAAAAATCAACCTTGATGCCTCTCTCTTTATACACAACGTCCCGGGGGTGTTGCGGCAGTACTAAACCGTTTATCCTTGGAAGTGTTGTTGTTTCTCGTTCAATATTCGGCGAGTCAGGCGTAAAGCTGCGCACCTTAAAACGAGGGAGAATGCGTGATAAGCTTTGCTCCCCCATACCGTTATTAAAATCAATATATAAATCTAGCATTATGATCTGACACCGCCTTTATAGGCATTCTGGTTATATCGGTCTGCAGCTTTCTGATCAAGTATCCTACCATCTCCTTTTTCAAAAGCGATCGTCGCAATTTGTTGGCCGTCCATATGTACCGCAGCCGGATGGATGATAATAGGCTGCTGAGGTATCACGGCCTGGCCTGCCCCACCAGACTGTTGCTGTGACAGGAGTGTGATTAGAGCATCGAGCTTTTGATTTAAGGCAGGCGTGTCAACTTCATTCCGGATGGTAAGCTCTGACTTCATTGAAATGAGCTGATCAGCAGCCCCCTTTATGTTGAAAGCCATCTGATTTAATTCCTGCTTAAACGAGGTCATCGCGTTCTGCGCCATAAAAGCAGCACTTTGTTTTACGTTTTTGGCTTTGTCCTCTATCCCTAACGCAAACCCATCAGAAAAGTTGTTTCCTTCCGCTTTTGTTAGTTTGGAGGGAGAATGGGAGTCAATAGATTTCTTTAAAGACCTCAAGGCGGATTTCCCCAAGTTCCACGCCGCGCTGAAGAGAGAGCCGTTTTGCGATCCCATTCCATTTATAAAGCCGGTTACAAAATCAGAACCAACACTATGTGTCTTAACGCTTTTCAGCCCTGTTTTTGCGCTGTTTGCAACACTTTTTCCGGCGGTATTTGCTGAGCCTTTTTTACTAAGAACGCCGCTGGCTAATTCAGTTCCGGCCTTTTTACCGCCTCCGCCGTCTGAGGTTTTGGCTAAATTGCTCGTTACCGATGAGCTAAGAGAGCCGGCCGCAGATGTATTGGCGCCTTTGGTAGACGTTAAACCAGCTTTATGCTTATTCCCTTTATTTTGTCCTGCTGCATTTGCTTGCCCGCCGCCTTTCCTCATCTCGCTTAAAGCAGATTGGAGTACAGACGCCCCCGCTTGTGCATTACCGGGCTTTGTAGAATTGATACCGGTACGAAAGGCATTTCCTTTATTTTGTCCGGCTTGTGCGGGCGTGGTATTATCTGCGGAAAGTGAATTGTTAAGGGCTTGCTGCAAGACCGTTCCCCCACCAATAACTGCTGGTGTGGACTGCTTCAAGCCAGCGGAAAAGTCCTCAGCAACCTTCTTTCCTGATTGCCCGGCATTTGTAGGTTTGTTTAATTCATTTTCAAGGTTAGCAACCATCTGAATGGCTTCTTCACGTGCATCTTCTGCTGACAACCCTATTCCTTGGTTAAACTCTTCCAAACCTTTTTGTACCTTCTCGATCGCTTGCTCTTTGCTGTTTCCTAATTCCTGCAGAAAGTCTATTTGCCGCGCTGCCCATCGTTCTTTCCAATTGGCATCATTTTCATCAAATTCTTGCACCATTCCCAGAGAGTTAGTAACAAATTCTTTCTGCTTCTCAAAAGCCTTCCCGGTTTCAAAATCAAGCAGTTTTCCATCTCTAGACATTTTAGAGAAAAGAGAGCTTAGGTTCTTTTCGTATTGAGCAGTATTTTGTGCAATTGCCTCGTTGTTTGCGGCTACTATCCCTGCTAATGCAGCTTTTCTTTGCTCGGGTTCCATATATCCCTGCGCAAATAACTTTTCAATCACAGTTTTGCTGTGCTCCATGTCTTTCTGCGCTGCCTTTGCACCATCTTTATAAACTTTATTAATATCATTGTAGTATTTTTGAGCTTGTTTAAAGGAGAGCTCCCCTTGTTGTTCTGTTACAGCCTTTTGCATAGCCAAAGCCTCTTTTTGATTGGCTGCAAATTTACTGCTGGCCTTTGCGAAGTAAGAGGTAATTTCATCAAATCGTTGTCGCTGAGAGGCATTCATATTAGCTAAAATAAGCCCAGTTTCTTTTTCTAACTCTCTTAATTGTTTAAGTTTATCCCTAGCCTCTTGCTTATCTTTATCAATTGAGCCAACTATCTTATCAGTCATCTTTTCGCCAGCTTTTTTGGTTTTTTCGCTGGTATTAGCATAGATCCCTTTTAAGACGACTAAAGCATCCTTCTTTAACCCCTCAAGTTCTTGGATGAGTTGGTCCCGCATGTTGGAATAAGTTTGAACTATATCAGATGACATTTTTTCAGCTTCTGAACCCGATACCCGGGTCAATTCAAATAGCTGTAGTTCCGCCTTTTCCCTTAAATCCACATAGGCGGAAGCAGATTTTTGTGTTGCTTTAGAAACGCCCTCGCCGTATAGCAAGGCGGATTCTCGCGCCTCTTCTTGTTGCTTTTTCTGGTTCTTCAATTGTTCAGTGTAAGCGTATGTAGCAACCGAAATACCGCCAAGCAGCGCTGTGCCTCCGACAATCGCAAGGCCAACAGGACCGGTAAACGCTAAAAGCGCCCCTATTCCAGCTGTAAGCGTGGCGACGGCTGTCGTAACCCCTAATACACCTGTCGCCAGAACGGCTGTTTTCGCTATGGTTTGCACGGTGCCGGAATCCAGATTATTAAACATCATAATCAAGTCGCTGCCCTTGTTTGCTAAATCGCCCAGGGCAGGCAAAAGGCTTTCCGTCAGTTTGATTTTTGCCCCTTCAAGTGCTGACTGAAAAGCTACTATGCTTCCGTGTGCATTATCCAGCATCGTATCCGCCATCTTTTTGGCGGCTCCATCTGATTTTTCAAGCGCCTTGGTATTATCCCCCAAAGCCTTTGAACCTTTTTGAAGAAGGATAGCCCAATGTTTATATGCTTCAGCGCCCACAATCGTTTTTAGTGCTGCAGCCTGCTGCTCTTTGGTCATGCCTTTCAGACCTTTTTCCATTTCCTCAACGACTTCCGGCATGCTTTTCATGTTTCCGGCTGCATCGAAGAAATCAAAACCTAATTTTTTGACAAGCTTCGACGCCTTACCCGTTGGCGAAGCGAGACGGATCAAGGATGTACCAAAAGCCTGCCCGGCAATTGAACCCTGGAGACCTGCGTCACCAAAAGCCATAATGGCAGCCGCTGATTCTTCCATTCCCCAACCAAGAGAATTAGCGTTCGGCGCCAAAAACTTCATGGCTTCGCCCATCTGTTCAACATTGGTATTTGCATTGGCTGCGGCGTAAGCAATGACATCCGAGGCGTGCCCTGACTCTTTTGCTTTTAGAGCAAAGGCAGACATGATATTTGAGGTAATATCCGCGGCTGCACCTAATTCCAGTTGGCCGGCTGCCGCCAGACTGAGCATCCCGGGCATTGCGTCATAAATGTCATTAACCTTAAATCCGGCCATTGCCAAAAAACCCTGTGCATCCGCTGCCTGACTTGCTGTAAAGACAGTGGTTGCACCGAGTTCTTTTGCTTGCTCTCTCAATTTTGCGATCTCTGCCGCCGATCCGCCGGAAATGGCCTGGACTTTACTCATTTGCTTTTCAAAGTCCATGCCGACCTGAACAGCATCACGTAGGGACAGAACAAGCGCACCAAAGGCGATGCCCGATGTCATAGCTACTGACGAACCAACGGAACGCATTTTTCCGCCAATTGAATCCATTCGTTCGCCCATGATCCGAACACGGGAGGAAGCTCTTTTCGCTGCCTCCTCTAACGCTTTTATCCTCTGAGTCGTACTATTTAGCGCATTTTGCGTCTTGTTCATCTGCGCTGTGGCATTATTTAAACGGCGGGCAAGGGTTTGCGTTTCCTTTGCATCTTTGCCTTTTTTAATCGCTGAATCTGCATATGCTCTCTCAAGAGCCTTTACTTTGCGTTTATGATTTTCAAGCTCCTGAGTAAGAGATTTTTCGGTTACTTGTGCAGTTTTTAATGCGTTTCCCCACACACCCACGGCCGTACGGTTTTTTTCAAATTCGGATTTTAAATTTTTCATTTGAACAGCACAGGCGCGCATTTCTTGTTTAAACTCAGATGAATTCGAATACAGTTTGACCTTTATGTCTTTGCTCAACCGGGCACCTCCTTATCCGAGAAATTGATCAATATAAATAGGCTCATCATTGTTTTTGGCCTTCGTTTGTTTCTTTTCTTGTGATTTTCTCCGAGCCAGTCTTTTCAGATGATAGACAATGTCCATTTCGTCAATTTGATTCTGTGTATATCCGACTTCCTCAAGGGCGTTATACATATCAAGGACTGACTCGGACAGACTTACTCCCCCGGCTCTTCACCGTTGGAAATTTCTCCGCTATTTAAAAGGGCCGTTGCTTCTGCAATATTCCCCAACACATACTGTGCAGCAGCATAGATTGTTCTTCCTACCAGCCGGGCATCAATTCCATTTTCAAACTCATCAGGCGTGAATTTCTGGCCAAAGGTATTACAGACAAATTCAACCTGTTCATTAGTAAAAAGACGCTCTGAATCTTGTGATTCAAAATCGTCAGCAATCTTTGCAGCCTTCCGGAATAATAAACCTGTAATGTGGTCAGGTGTAACAAATTTTTTATCTTTGCCGTCAAGTCGAAGTGTAATAGACAATGCTTCCATGTAAGTTCCTCCTTTTTCATATAAAAAGAGCGCTCTTAGGCGCTCAATGAATTATTTACCGACATCAACAACAGGCGTTCCCTCTTTCGTGATATCCTTATATACAACTTGTTTGAACCATGTTTCAGCATTAATCCCATTGGCCTTATCTTCTTCTGCTTTTGCATCCCATCTGCGCTTACCCTCTTTTACATTAGTAAGAGGCATGAATTTAATTTTGACCTGCGCTGTTTGGGGCGTAGCTTTCCCTTCGTCCGTTTTGTGTTCAACCGGTACTAATTCTGGGGTCCCTTTAAGCACCCAATAGTATCTGTACCCGCCGGTAGAGAGCTTGGCCCGGAAACCAAGAGCAATCTCTAGTGTCTTATCATCAGCACTAGAAAAATGAATGCCATTCTCCACTTGCTTACCGAAAATCCTTGACTGCATGTCAAGAGGAAGGTCGGCAACTTCCATTTCACCATCAATATCACCTAAACTGTTTACAGTGGCATATGCCACGTTGTCCGCATAAAAAACCTCCTGTTCTGATTTAGGATCAATTTTTAAGTTAACGGCACCCGGTATTTCTTCGGGAACCGAAAATTCAAGCTCATCTTTCGTGTCTTTCAATACTTCGGCAATATGAAACATATCCAAGCCGGATAATACTTTCCCCATCTATTCTTCCTCCTTAAAGTAGCCTTTCACATACCTCATTGCTTTGTGATAGACTTTTGTGTCTTCTTCATACAATGGTTGCGAATCATATCGGCCATAACCGATTGATCGCATTAAATTATCTATTTCATTAGCAATCGACGTTTCAAATCTTCGCGTACCTGCTTGAGTGAATATGCTAATCTGAAACCGAACTTCAAAACAATATGCTTTGTTATCTGCATAACCGGCATCAGCATCTTTAAGTTCATAAAATACGACTCTCGGAAAAGCATTCACATCATTTGCGGTGAGATTATGAATTCCACCCGTTACTAATCCATTCAATTTAGGACTGGACGTAAGAGTTTTGACCAATTCACTAACAGGGGTCATTGTCATTTGATCGGCGCTGTAAGTATTCGCTCCATTAATTCCACAGCAGGCCCCTCCCCTTCTTCCCCGCCTTTTTCTATGAACGGATGCGGCGGCATTTTTGAGGTTCCCCACTCCAAGAACCTCCCGCGATACGCTACCTTTTTATTCGGACCAACGGCCACAAACCTCACTCCGTCCTTGGATTCTCTCACATTGGAGACTGTGATGTTGTCCTGCATATGAGGTTGTTTTTTATCACTCCGGTTAACGTGGGAGCGTTGCCGTTCAGCGATAATTTCACCGCCGGCCTTTAGCGCTACGGGTTCCACCTTTTCGACGTCTCCGCCGATTTTTTCAAAATACTGCGTTAGATCATCTATGCCGTCAAAGCTCATATCAGCCATTGATTCCCACCTCCTGACAAAGAATCTCAAGCTCTTCCCCTTGATCATCCGGATCGTTAGAGTCCAAAATATCAAAAACGCGTTCCGTCTTTTCTTTAGGAACGCGCTTAACAATCCGCATATTCGGTTTTATATCCTTCCGGTAACGCACCGTGATTTTTTTGGGGGTCTTGACCCCCAATGCTCCGGCAATCATAGTTTCGCTATTTCCGAGAGAGCCAGCCCCCTCTACAGCTCCCCAGACCGTGAATAAGTCCACATAGGTTGCATTCCAGTTACCTTCTTCATCCTGTGTCTCGGTTTTCTTTTGAAAGGTCAGACGGTGCCGGAGTTGGCTGATCTTTTTTCTCATTTTCTTGTTCCTCCACAGATATATAACGCAGCTGCGTCAATATATTTTCAGCAGAAAAAGGGATAGATAAGCCGGTGCCCCCGGACTCATATATCCCTTTGTTTTCATACCAATGTTGGACAAGCATTTGAAGCACCAGCTCAAATTGCGGGTGCCCTTCAATATACCTGCCTATCCCGTTGATAATATAGCTTTTGGCCGCCGCCATTTGATTCAAAAGCTGACAATCATCTTCTTCATGCTCGACCTTTAAATAGTTTTTAATAGCCTCTAAATCCATTCAGGACACACCGCCTATTCTGTCGGTTCTTCTTCTGTTCCTTTCAAAGCAGCCAGGTCACTTTCAAGGTTATCCATTTTTTGTTTCAATTCATCAAGCGCTTTTGTAACTTCGCTGTTTAAATGCTCCGGCATCACGCTGCCAGTTCCGATGTTTTTACTCCGGACGGATTTTTCTGCAAGCATTTCATGCACAATGCTGCCCTCTTCAATAACAGCCGGATCGCCCTTTTGACCTGGCTCACCTTGTGGGCCTGGCTCACCTGGAGGGCCCGGTTCGCCTTGAGGGCCTGGTTCACCTTGAGGACCCGGCTCACCTTTCTCCCCTTTTTCACCCTGCAACCCTTTTACAAAAAGCGGATTTTCTTCGCTGTTTTCTTTGAGATAGACCGGCGTTATCGCCTTGCCGTCTTTTCCTTTTTCAGATGAAGTTTTGACTCCATTACTTTCATATAAATAATCTTCAGCCATCTGTAATCATCCTTTTCCTTTTATTTTTTATTCCGTTTTTCCGTCAGACTGAGAACCGGCAAGCTCTTTCAATTTATCTTCAATAGCCTTGAGACGATCTAAAATAGATGAATTTAAGTGTTCTTCCATTACACTGCCGGTGCCGATATTCCTGCTGCGGACCGACTTATCCGCCAGCATTTCATGGGTTACGCTTCCGGGTCCTGGTTCAGATTGGTTGCCGCCGCCTAAACTGACCTCTTGTCCATCTTTAATGACCTTGCCCCCGGCAATTTCTAAAACACCGCCGATGACGGTACGATTTCCCCCGTCGGCGGTGTAGTTTTTTGTTGAATAGCTCATACTTATCTCTCCTTATTCAACCGTGATTTGTCCGAATACTACAGCATCCTCATCCCATTTACGGACATCTTCTCGTTCAATCCCTCTGACTTTTGTTGAATTTGTTTCAAATGCTCCTGCCCCTGTGTCTGTGGATGCAATTGACTGTTGTTCACGATCAAACAGAACAATCGCTTCTTTTAAATTCCCGATGATGAGTGGAGCTTTACCTTTTTGAGTTTTTAATACTCTGTTAGAAAAAGGCACGACAGTTCGTCCATCAAGCAACTTCCTTGTAGGATTGGTTGGGTCTGGCTGTAATAGGTATCTGCCTGTTCCATCTTTAAGCGTGTCTAACCAGCCATATCCGTCTTGGTTTGTCAGCACGATAGAACCCGGCGCCACCATCGGATCAAGCGTGACATTTAATACATTTTTAATACCATCCAAACCATCAATATCTACTTTTTTCAATGATGCAATTGCAGCCAAAATCAAATTGTTACGGGTAACAACTGATTTCTTTGCGAACCATTTTGCTACATATGACATGATCGCTTGATCAGAGTCGTTCAACATTGAATTAGATAGAGTCATGATGCCACCATAATCTATGATTGAGTAGGATACTTTTGTGAATCTAGGCTGATCAATCTCAGGTAAATTCCCCAATTCCTCTACAGGTGAAAACGGCACCATATCAGCATTTTTCTCAAGTAAACGAGTTCCAGATCGAGTTGTGACAGGTTCAACGGTTACATATTGTTCCAACGGCTCAAACTGACGTTTAAATTCATGGATTTGCCTTCCAATATCCTCTGGGATCAAAATTCCGCCATCTTCATCATTTATACCGGACATCGCTCTAAATTCTGGACTATCCAGAAGGTCACGCTCTTCGTCGGTAAGTCTTTTGCCTCTCAATCCTTTAAGGAAAGCTTTGCTGTATTGCTGTTGCCTTTCCTCATTTCCTTGACCTTGTGAACGCTGCCCCTCTGGGTTTCGCTCTTGCTCGGGCACAAAGTTTACACCGCCCGGTAAATCCGGGACATCAAGTGAACGTCCTTCGGTCATCAATTCGATTTGATTTTTAAGCTGTTTCACTTCATCAAGCAATGCACGCGCTTCATCGGTATTGCCCTCCTGCAGTGCCTTGTCTGCTTGCTGCTTCTTTTCAGTAAACTGTTGTCTTAATGCGATTTCTTTTTTGCTCATTTGCATTGGCATAAAATCATTTCCTCCTTGTTTTCTGAACTAAAAAAGACCTTACTCCGGGAGTACAAGGCCTAATAGTTCCAATTCCATTTTTAACGCTTCATCTGATGAATTACGTCTTTCTTTCAGCTGCTCTACCTTTTCTAAACTGCGGGCACCTACAACCGCCTCAGTATCGCTGTAAGCAGGCGTAGTGACGAGCGAAATATCAAAAATACGATTGATTTTATTAATTCGTCGCTCGTAAATGTCCTCATCTTCATTGATACGCCATTCATCTGCCTCAGCATCCCCATAATCAAGTGAAAAAGCAAAGGAGCACTGATTGATCACACCGCTCCTGACATTCTCCATTAAATCACGCGCATATGACGTGTCTGAGGGCTTGAATCGGAATTTGAGGCCTATCCCATCTGTTTCTAATTCAAGGCGGCCAGTATCCCCGGAAACAGTATTTCTCGCTAAGGGGAAATCTTGCTGATGGTTGAAAAGGGCGATGACGTTAGACATGTCAGCTGAGTCAAGAGCTGTTCTACTGATTATCTCTTTAAACCAGCCCAAACGTTCTGACCATTTTTCGAATTTGAGAGCGTACCCTTCGATATATTCACTCTGCCCTTCACCTTCGGAACGCAGTTCAATCGGCGTCGTCAGATGCCGCACCTCTTTATCCTTCATTCTTGTTGTCACCCCCCTTTATGGCGCCGCCAGCTTTAAGCCGCTGATATTCTTCCACAAAATCGAGGAACACATAGTTTAAGCTGGAGATATATTTGTCGCCGTTTTCAATAGGGTTGCGCTCAAGTAATTCTCTGATTTCGTCTTTATTCAGCACTCCTGTTTCATGAAGTGTTTTCAAATACTCCGCTTGCGTCTTACTGTCGCCGCGCAGCTCGCTATCTATATTGAATTTCACGTAATGGCCGCTTTTCTGATCGTGATCTAAGAACAATTTAACGTTTAGTTCTTGTTCAAAATTCACAATCCACGGTTGCAGCGTGTTTCTGACATATTCAATGGACTGATGCTCAATATTTGAAAATGTCGCTTTATCCAATTCGTTCAGCTTATGCAACGGCACTTTATAAATCATGGAAATCTGTGCTTTGTTAAACTTCATAGACTCAACAAATTGAGCTTCTTGCAGAGGCATAGAAATAGATTGATATTCCAGTCCGTTATCTATAATGGCGATATTTTCACCTTGATTCACCCGTTTCCACTCTTTGCGCACGTTCTCTTTTGGTTTTTCATCCAGGAACGCCGGAACTTTCAATATCCCCCGAGGAGTTGCCTCGTTCTTGTACAGTTTGGCGTTATATTTTGTGGCAGCCGCTTGCGCCCCGATATGCTCCCGCACAACGCCAATAGGTGATTTACCATGTATTCCGTCAGTCGAAAGCCCTTTAAAATGCAGTACCTCGTAGTCATATAATTCAATGGCTTTCCCGTTTAACACAGTTTGATACCACAGCATGCCTGTTGTCGGATGAACGTAAGCATTCGTGTAATCAGGGCGCAAGGGAAAGAGCGCTTCCGGGTAACCATGTGGTCCGAATTGAATATAGGAATATGCATTCCCCCAAGTCAGAACATGAGTCATCATGAGCTTTTTCCATGTGAAAGCTGTCATGTAAGGATTCGGCCGAGCATAAACAGCATGCGCGGACATGTGCTCGGGTTTCCGCTCAATGCCGCCGTCCGTTCTTTTATATGTGTGAATCGGCAGTTTCGCAATGTCATCCGATAATACATTGACACATGCAAATATGTCCGGCTGCACAAGTGAGTTGCTTTCACTCACTCTTTCGCCGCTTGCTGTTTTCCGGCCGCCGAACATGTTTAATAAAATGTTGTTAAAACCATCTTCATGATCTGACGAGCCAGAACGTTTCTCAAACATTCGTTCAAGCAGCATTTATATCACCTCGCTTTCTTTGATATGAGGTATGCATAAAACATTAAAAAGACACCCGTCAGAATCAGACCGATGTTGGTGCTCCATCTATAGACAGCTGTCAGGATAAAGGCGGCTCCCGCCATAAACAGCAGATCATTTATTATCAAGCAGAAAAAAGAAAGCAGGGCTTTCAAATACTTGGGGTGAAAAAACCACTTAAAAGAAGCTTTGATCTTTTTCCTGACTTTTTTCATTTTCTCACATCCTAAAAACTGAAATTCCCAGAGCCGAAGTGATTATTTAAATCTACTCTATGGTTTGTGTCGTGATACATCGCTCTGGCGTAAGCATTTATAACAGCCGCAATAGGGTCGATTCTCTGCGGTGATTTTGCTTTATCCAACATGATATTCTCTTGCGGGTCCATTTTCGTAATTGCGTTATTAATTGCCCATGTTAAAACCGGATCATCGCCATGCACGACTTTCCTTTCAAATACCTTTTCTCGAAAGCTTTTTGTTGGTAATGAAAGATGATTGATTCTCTGCGGCAGTTCCACCATTGTATGCCCTTTTGATTCAAGCCGCTGCGCTAAATGAAGAGCATTCCACTTGTCATATGCTGTCTCTTGTAGCCGAAAACGGTTTTTATGAATAAATTCAATGATCCATTGTTCAACTAATTGATAGTCAACTGCTTCGCCAGATGTATAAGTGATAAATCCCATCTCTCTCCACAAATCATATGGCACTTTATCCGTCGCCATTTTTTCTTTGGCTCGGGCTTCAGGCATAAAGGAATGTTGACCGACATAGAAAAAGCCGTCTTGCATGGCCACATATCCAACGGAGGTTAAGTCTGTTGTCATTGATAAATCAAGGCCCAAATAAACGGGCAGTCCTTGCAGATCAGGAATTTCCCCGCTGCAAGCGCGCCATTTTGTCATCTTCATATAACCATTGTCCTTCTGGTCAACCCATCGGTTCATATTTTTGGTGAGGAAACTGCGCATCTTTTCAGGCACTTCAAGAGCCACTTTTAAAGCAGAACGTAATGACTCCATCCCCTCGGGGTATGTTGCCACAATCGGATTCGCCTTGATCCAGTTTGATTCATCTTTTATGTCATCTTCCGGGTCCAGTTCACAGATCATAACAAAATAATCATCATTCTCCGTGTCAATGTCTGGATCAAGAATTTTACTCGTATATTGATATTCCTTAAAGCATGGCCGCTCCATGTTGAAACCCGCTGTCGTAATAACAGCCATTAACGGACTGCGCCGGGCGACCATCCCGCTGTCCAGGACATCGTAAATCTCACTTGTTTCATGTGCGTGGTATTCATCCACAATACCCAATGATGGGTTTTTACCATCCCCGAGCTTCCGGGCCTCACGGGAAAGAGGCTGGATAATGGAGTTTGTTTTATATTTTTTCACGCGGCCATTAGCAGAGGTGTATTTCCCTTTGAGTATCGGCGCGTGATGCAGCTGCTCAAGAATTGCTTGATATACTTCATCTGATTGTTCGCGGGACCAGCCTGCGATAAATACCCGGTGTTTTTCTTGTGTCGGGAAAATCTCATACGACGCTATTAAAGCTAAAAATTGCGATTTCGCATTTTTACGGGCCAGCTGGATATAAGCTTTCCGGAACCGGCGGGCGCCATTTTCTTTTTTATAGAATCCGTATATATTGGCCGCAATAAAAAGCTGAAAGTCTGTTAATTCAATCGGCTGCCCTGCAAGTATACCTTCGACATGATTAAATTGCCGCGACCATTCATAAAAATCCACCACAGCTTCAGCATCAAAGTAATAAGGGCAGTCATCTTCTGCGAGCCGGTCAACATCTTTAAAAAATCGCTCTACAGCCCATTTTTGCTTTTTGCCTGCCTTAATTTCTCCGGAGCGAATTTTCTCAGCATATGACCAAACCCGCTCAATGAGAATTTCGGCTGTAATCTCTTGCATTACATGCGGCCCCCGAACCGTTCTTCCTCTTTTGACTTCGGTTTCCCATCATCTTTTTTCGGGATAACAAGTTTACAGCGAGAGGAAATGGTCAGCCCTAAATCACTAGAAGCTTGCCGGCATTGTTTGAACAGCTTGTCTTGATTGATAAGCAAATCACTGTATGTCTTGTTCGCTACTTCAAATTTATTTCCGTCATCATCCTCAACTAATGCAGTAATGGGCGTTTCGAGTAAGACTTCGGTCATTTCCAAGTATTGTTTTTGAGCAAACAAAAAACGGGCAAGCGCGTCCACATCTAAATTAGTCATAATTCCGATGTTTTTTAGCTCATCCGCTATCTTTTTAAACTCTCTTTTTAAGTCTTTTGGCAAATATGATGGAGCTTTTACTTTGTCGTTTGGTGCCTTTACTTCCTGTGCTCGACGCTCCTCAATCTCTTGCTTTGTCAAGTTTTTCTTGCCTTTCACCAGTAGCAAGTCAACAGGTTGCCGCGGTCTAGCCATTCCCTCACCTCCTTCCGAATTTTCATTTAGGGAATTTATCAAAATGGGGAGGGGAGCGCGGTCTCCGGCAAACGTCCTCAAGGGATTTAAGGGTGGGGGGGCTCCATCTCCTTCTTCAGCTGGTTCATGGCTGCTTGAATATCAGTTTGTGCTGCTTTTATTTTCTTTGAATATAGATCGACAGCTGATTCCTTTTTCATATTACGACGCAAAGCAAATATCTTTCTTATTCTGTGCTGCATTCGTCTGATGTCCTCGTTCGTATAGAAGGATGTATACTCAGCCTTGCAGCGTGGACACTTGATATAATGCTGCTTGATTCCATTGTCGTGCTTCCTTATCTTTGAACAGCCTTTGATAAGAAGTCTGGTCATGCATTGATCACACACGCATGTTTGATGTTCTGTTTCCAAATCCTCCATCCTCCTTTGCCGTCTTCCGGCTATGGCACGGCCCGCAGAGAGGCTGCCAGTTACCCGAGTCCCAGAGTAGTTTCATGTCGCCTTTATGCGGAACGATATGATCGACAACTGTCGCCGGGGTTCTTCTGCCCTGCATCAAACAGGCGGCACATAACGGATATTTGGACAGGTAGCCAGCACGCGCCTGCCTCCACTTGCTGTTATACCCCCTTTTGGCAGCAGACTCCCGGTATTGATCATAGGCCGGCTTGGTTCTCTTATGCTGTACGCAGTAGCCCTCTCGCGACAAATTGGGGCAGCCTGGTTCATTGCAGGGCCTCAAAGCTTTCTTCATTCCAATCCCTCCAATCATATTCTTTCTAAACTGCGCCCGCACTCAAGCCGTTAACCGCCAATTGTCTATCCTGAGATTTACCGGCCGCAGTTTACAGAGAATATAAAAAAGCACCTGTTTACACCAGGTGCATTTATACTTTTTCTTTATGTTTATTCAATGGACTAATGTATTCTTTCTTTTTAAAATTTGGTGATTCAAAGCGTTCCCACCAAAATAGAATTTTTTCATCTTCCGGTAGTAGCTCATCAACCCTAACTACAAAATCTAAACAGTCTTGTGCGATTTCAATAACATCATTCATATTGAGATCAATAAAGGGTTGCAACTGCGATAAATTATTACTCTGCTCTATAAAAGCAGAACTGTGTATAAATCGATCTCTTATCTTTATATGCTCGTTAATATTCTTAAAGAGTTGTTTTATTTTTTTATCCTCTTTTATATGTTGATGTAGTTTGAAAATGACTTGTCTAACTATTTGTTTGTCTTGGATATATCCATCTTGATTAAGTGCCTTCGTTACAGGATGGTTCTCACTTAGATCATTTTTAGATTTTAAATTGTAAAAGTAATAATACAAATAGGCTTCGAAGAATGTTATTGAGGTAATAACAAATTGTCTAGAACAAGTTGAATACCTGAAGTTTAACTTTCTTACTTCTATTGGATCATTCTCTTTTAATAGTTGATTTGCTACGCTAATATATTCATTCCAAACATTAATAACGTCTATATAGTTAAAAAATTCAGGAACAGTTAATGTAGCTGGAGTAGAAAAATTAATATCCATCCAGTGATGATCTTTCAATTTTATTCCTTGAGTCGAGTATAACTTTTTAATGTCGTATACTTTTTGGATATCAGAAACCAAATATAACCGTTTATTTTTTCTTTTATAATTTAGTATGTAATCTCTAAAGAAGCTAATTACAGAATCTAGATATTTCTGGTCTTCAATATTATAGAAGTAGTGTTCCGTACGTATATAGAAACCATATAACGTGTCTTCTGCCCTTATCTTTTTTAACATTTGTCTGAATGACTTCGGATTTGCGGCTAGACTCATAACAATCTGATAAAAACGCCCTTGTTTATATTGTCCGAACTTCAATACCTCACCAAACAATCCACAAAGAGCTAGTTTGTATTCTCTTTTCATGTCACTTCTAAAACTTCTCACTGTCTTGCTTGAAAACAGATTTTCTAATTCTGTCAAATCTACTAACTCATTTAACATGATGAATTATTCTCCTCCCCCTCTTATTATCGGAAAAAGAGCATGACAATGGAACCATTTGCGAAATTTGTCGAACGAAAGTGTCTTCATAAATAGGTGGCAACCGTAAGACCAAAAAACATCTCGTCGGGTGCTCAAACATTAATATCTATATGGAATACGTGATTTCAATATACTTTCATCCTTGATGTGATTATATTTATTCAAGATCAAGAAATGTTTTAAACCATTTATAGTGATATCCATATTGTTTTTAGGTCCAACCGTTATACCTTCTACGCAATCTTTTTCAAAATCAACTTCTATATACGGAATAAAGGCCCCATTAGAAACTCTACACTTATAATTATCAAAATTACTAGATAAAGTAATAGCAATTCTCAACTCTTCTTCTTGGGAAAAACATTGATCCTTAAAAAAGATTGAATATTGAGTAAGTGTATAATGAACATATGTAAGAGCATCTGCGGGATCAACACTTTGATCAACACTTTGAGTAACACTTTGATACAATATATTTTTAATAACTCTTAATAGAAACTCAAATAATTTGGTAAGTAATTTTTTTTGTAATTCTATGTCATAAATTACAAGACCAGCATGAATGTGCTCTTTATGTTCGGTCTTTTCCCTTAAACAATCTCTAAATTTCAAAAAGTTTATTTTTATCAAATATCCATCATTATTAGAGTAATTTGACCATAATAAATTGGAATCACTATTAGTACAAAAAGATAAAGCGTAGATAGAGTAATTGGAATCGTTAAATACAGCGTTTGTAATTACATCATAGTATTTTGTCAAGTCTTTTATTGCTTCTTGTTTTGATAAAACTAATGCCCCCGACATCACCTCAATTTTTCCCGGAAGATTTTCGCAAAATTCCTTAAAAACTTTATTGCTTAATTCTAATGTATAATTAATTTCTGTTTTGTCGTTTAAAAAGTGAGCATGCGATACCCAAAATTTATTACTCTCTATTATGCCTTTTAATCCATGAATATTTGTGTAATGAAATAACACATCAATGTTATTATTCATATGAGGAAGAGTTTCATAAACCGAGGGTATTAGTTCTGGATCAAGTTGGGAAATATCTAGACTTCTCATTGGTAGCCCCCTTGCATTATTCTAATTAATTAATGTCCAATTTATAGCTCTGCTCTAACCTCTAACTTAAATAAAGAAACTTAGTTATTCTGCATATTCCTAAATCTGATGATTATATTAACGATGGTCATTACGAGCCATATTGTAGCTAAAGTCATTGTAGTGAGATCCAGAATGTCTAAGTTGCTGTAGTTTTTATCCATAAATACGATGACGAAAAAAATAAGATTGTTGAACCATCATTTCTTTCTATGTTTTTGAAAATCCAAAATATCCTCTTTCAGAAAAAGCCTGTCCCGAGGCATTTCTTTCATCGGCTCCAGTTCCCCGGTCTTCACTAACTGGTTCAGATACTGACGGGTGAACCCCAATATCTCAAGCGCTTCACTTGTATTGAGTATCTCTTCATTCAAGAATTTCTTGATTGCGTCACGCTCTTTAGGCTTGTACATTTTTGAATCATCCTTTTTTCTCGCGATATTTCAAGTAAAGGGAAAATGCTTTCTCGATGATCGAAACAACAAATAAAATGATCAGACTAATGTCGAGAGCCGTTTTCAATGGTCCCGCTGCCACATCCTGACGGAAAAACAGCATATACGCCAGGGCGAGAAGAACAACAATATCGGTGGTGGACTGTACACTTTTCATTTTTTGAAAGTGGCTGGCTTTCAAGTGTTTTTCTTTATTCGCTGGATTTGTTATACTTGGAGCAAGGGAGAAGCGCTACCTTCTCCCTCGGCTCAAAATCATCTGCGCTTTCTTGGTCGACGGCGTTTTTTGATTTTGGGCTTTTTTGATTTAAGCTTTTCTCTTATGATGAGGAATTTTTCAACAACTGTGAGAGCTGTAAGAATAATCCCCAGTACCAATGCGATTTCAGCCACTTTCTTTCCCTCCTTTCTATACTTTAATTATACCCAAAAACTTTACTTGCGTCAAGTAATTTGATGGGCTTTTTTCATTATTTCTCCAATAAAAAAGAGCCTATTCACGCTAAACAGAATAGGCTGTGATCTGCTCTATTTTTCATTTTCAGACGGGAACGTTCAATGTTCTTCTGCACAGTTCCTTTTTTAATCCCCAGTAACTGCGCTATCTCTTCGAATGACATGTTTTGCACAGCATGCATCATGAATATGTCTTTTTCTCTTTCTGTGAGCACAGAAAGGGCGTCAGCGACTCTTTCTTTATCCCAATCACTTACTTCTCCCTCAGCCTCTTGAACAATTGCGTATTCTTCCGGGAGCGCATCAATTAAGCGCGGTTCAGCAAGAATCGTCCTTTGATATGGGTCTCTTCTGTCAGCACCTCGGCGGGCGCCGGGCTGTCTTCCGTTCTGCAGCCATTCGATTGTATATTCAAGGTCGCTTATCATGCCGCCAATAATCTTTTTATCGCTTTTTTGTTCAGCCGTTAAGAGACTGTCAGCAATTGCCGATAACTGTCGGTACATCTTTTTGACATCTTTCAATGCGCTTTTATATTCAATGATTAAATCTTGCATATGCTCCTCCTATTATTTCCCCTTAAATCAGCCACTCCCGGCACGTTTCATCCTTTGCCAACCCATTACCCCGCCTTTTTGGGAAATGCCCTCAGATTGAACCCTACGCATTTATATGAGCATTTCTTTGCTGCCTCCGGGAAACAAAAAACGGACACCAATCAGAGCACAGTAAATCTGTACAATGATCAGTGTCCGCAGGCTTTCCGTCTTGGACTTTATTTAGTTGAATAATTCGCCTTCATCCCACTTAACGCGGGTTACTTTCCCTTTACTCGTAAAAATTTTTGTTTCTCCATGCTCAGGAAGCGGCGTCATTTTTGCTTCTCCATTGGAAATAATTACAGCAAAATTTTCATACTGTTTTGTATCTATGACAAGTTTATCTTTCTCTATTATAGAATCTAATTTTATTAGCCTCAAATGGTTGCTCTCCTTTTGAATCATTTATATTCTCGGCAGCGGAGCGGCTCAATTTCTTATGTGACAATATCCGCTCTTTGCTTTTGTTCCTGTAAAAGCTGCTATCGCAAAACCCGAATATATAAATCTCATGGGATCCTGAAAGGTTCGTTTCTATCGTTTTTATATTTAATTTTGAAATACCGGTTTCCCATATTGTCTTTCCTGCTCGAAAGCAAGCAAATGAGCGTTCATCCTGTCTTTAAATTTCTCTTGCAAATAAAAATTCAGCGCCTCTTCCGAATCCTGAAGCCGCACCGTTTTTTTCTCGTACACCAAAAATTCGATCAGCAGGATAAGTGAATAATAATTGCGTCGAAGCGCTGCCTCATACCAATCTCTAATCGTCAAAACGCCGCTCCAGGTTGACAAAAAGCCCGTACTCTTTGATGAACGCCAGTGAAACAGTTCCGACCGGGCCGTTTCGCTGCTTGCCTATAATGATCTCAATAATATTTTTGCTTTCGCTTTCTTTGTCGTAATAATCATCCCGATAAAGAAACCCAATGACATCTGCGTCCTGTTCAATTTGTCCCGATTCTCTTATGTCTGACATCATCGGTCGTTTATCCTGCCGCTGTTCAACACCCCGTGAAAGCTGACTGAGAGCAATAACACAGATATCTAACTCGCGGGCCATGTGTTTTAACATGCGGCTGATCTCGCTTATTTCTTGCGTTCTGTTGCCCCTGTGTTTTGCTGATCCTGAAATAAGCTGCAGATAATCAATAATGATCAAGATATCTTTTCCAGCAAATTCACGTTTCATTTTTCTGACCTTTGACCATATTTCGTTAACTGTAACGCCTGGGCGGTCAAAAATCCTGAGATCAGCGGAGCCAAGAACCCCATTTGCTTGTGAAAGTTTGTTCCAGTCATTCGCCGTTAAATTGCCGGTTCGCATTGCATGGGCGTTAATATTTCCAAGGCTTGACGCCATTCTTTTTAAAAGTTGCTTTCGGGACATTTCAAGGGAGAAAATCCCTACTGCCCCGCCTTTATATTGATTAAGCGGGCTTGACATAAAGTTTTGAGCCACGTTTAGACAAAAAGCGGTTTTCCCTACAGACGGACGAGCGGCAATAATCACTAATTCTTGTTTTTGAAAACCTGACGTCATTCGATCTAACTCCGTGAAGCCGCTCCGCATGCCCGTAATTTCCCCTTTAGGCTCCGCCAGTTCTTCATAAATCTCTAACAGGTCATTTTGTATTATCCCGTCTTCTTCGTCGCCTGTGGCGTCTTCTAAGCGCATTAAATCGGATATAGTAGATTGAATGACAGCGGAAGGATCGTCATTTGATGAATTCTGCTTAATTTCTTCCGCTATTTTTCCCATTTCTCGCCTTTGCCAGTGCTCAAAAATGATTTTTTCATAGAATCCGATATTTGCAGTAGTCGGAACAGAGGAAGCCAAGGCCGCCAAATACTGATGACCCCCGACGCTCCCCAGGTTGTCCCGGCCGATATATTCCGTAATTGAAACTAAATCAATGGGTATCCCCTTTGTGTCCAGTTCTAACATCGCAGATAATAAGTTTTTATGTTTGACCTGGGATAAGTGCAGCGGCTTTGTGCGGCAGTCTTTTAATAAATCAGGATTAAGAAGGAGCGCCCCCAAAAAGGTTTGCTCCGCGTCTGTGTTGTATAGAAAAGCAGTTGTGTTCATGTCATTCACCGATTCCTAAGATTTTTCTAATTTCCGCTTTGGACTTTTCAATTGATGCCCGTTCCTCTTCAGTTTGCTCAACGGGAGCGGAAAGACTTGCAAGATAGTTTTTTGTCTCTTCTATGGACGGGATCGCATTGATCCGATCAACGATGACGTTTTTTTCATTCAGCAAGTCAGCAACTTTGGGCGGAAACTTGCTCCGTTTACAAAAACGAATGAGATTATCACGCACTTGTTCAAAATCAGCATCGTGTAACAACTCATGCCACGAATCAACTTTATCCTGTGTTATCTCGAAATGCTCAAAGTATTGTTTTATGAGCGCCATGATTTCAAAGGTTTGTTTTTTAATCATCTAAATCAAACTCCTCTACGTTTAACTGCGGAGCCTTATTTGCCTTTTTCTGCTCTTTATCACTTTTAATTTTGGTGACAAGTCTATCAAACTGTTTTCTAAGACTGGCCGGGCTAAGTATATTGGTTTTCCAAAAGCTATCTTGTTGTGACCAATTGATTAAATATTTGATCTGCTGATCTGTGCGCTTGTCCCGTTCTCGGATCAACCTAAATTCATTGGCCCATTTTTCAAGATTCGGCTTTTTAGCATCCGGGTTATTGTTTTGGATTTCTTTAAAAAGATATTCCGCGTTCTCCATGTCGCAAATTTCATATTTGAGACGAGAAGGTTTTATATTCTTTTCATTCTTTACATTCTTTTCATTCTTGATTGTGTGTTTTTGTGTCGCTTTCGTGTCGTTTTTGTGTTCGATCACTGTCTTTTTTTCTTCTTCTGAATCATGGTAAACCCCATAATTGACAATGGTTATAAGCGTTTTTTTAGTGTCTTTTTTAAAATCAATCATTTCATCTTTCTTTAACAGATCAAGAAACTGAGTCACTTTTGTATTTGACCATGACCAACGTTCACCAAGTTTACGAATGGATGAAATAAATTCCCCTCTTTTAAGATCATAAAGCTCATTTCCTAACACGAATTTATTATCTTTATGACTGGCCATCATAAGTAAATCGAGCCAAGCTTCATATTTAGAAAACTTTCTTTTTTCTTGGTATATCCAGTGATCTTGAACACTCCTATGAAGCTTTATCCAACCAATCATTTAACTCACCTTTACTTGTAAAAATTCATATCGTTGCTGTAAGCCGCTTCCCCCATTAAGTAACGGAAGCCGCCCACAAAACCCGCGCTGAATGCATCTTCTGTATCAAATGAAGCCTTGCAAGAATATGCTTCATCAAACGCTTTGAATAGCTCCAGTTGCTCTCCTGACAGCTTATTTACTAAGGCTTCGAAAAGCTTGTTTACTTGTTCATTAGCAGCCTTTGCTTTTTCCGAAACTTCAATTTTCACCTCGTTCGAATCATGCAGCTCCGTACGTGCGACAAGCTTTAGAATTGCAACCATTCCCGCGTCATAGAAATGTGAACCCAGCTCGACCGCTCCATGCTTAATCCCATATTTATTTCCAACCTCGATCATTTTAGATGGCGTACCCATTAATTTCATAACTTCTTCCCCTTTTCATGGTATATATTTGAAATATTGAATTGATTTTTTAAAAGAAGCGTGGTATTTTCTATTCAAGCCAGTCAAGAAAAAGTGTGGCAGCACTCTTTCTCGACCAAATGGCATACCTTCTTCTATAGTAATTTTAGGTTGGGCCGCTCCCGCTCAATTGATACAACGCGACCGTATTCATCTTTTACGGCTTTATACACCGGGATCGGCTCTTTTATCACCTCTTGAAACATTCTTAACGTATCAATCTCCCCGCTTTTAACACGTTCCATAACACCAGCAAAAAAAATATCAAAGTAAACATCATCTTCGGGGGCCTCTATATTTTTAGTGACAACCTCAACTAAAAGTTTGTCAGAATCAATTTCGTCCGGCAGATCATCAATTATCTTTCTCATTTCAGACGCTCTTGCTTTACTGTGATCTACAGATATAAGAGACAAAAAGTCGTTCTTTTTCATTTTCCAGTAGCCTACTGACATAGTTAGATATTGTTCTAGTTTCTCTTGACACGAGATTCTGTAATTTAATGCTGTATTAATTTCTTGCTTAATTTCGTTGATCTCAGTTCGCCATTTATGCCCTATGGCTTGATAGGTTTCTAAGCCCTCAACCTCGTTCAATATGGCCCACAGACGTTTTTGATACTTTAAAGTGAGTTTGTTCCAATCGTTTATTTTGCGCTGCAGACGCTTAATCCAAACCATAGTGTTATAGGGGCTATATTTTGAAGCGGCCATAATTTTATCTACGTTAAAAAATTCAGTCAGTGATTGAAGAACCTCCACAGGAATATCCCCCTCTGATGCACCAGCAAATAGATGCGTTAAATTTGATTCTGCTATACGATCAAGGCTATCTTGAAGGGCTTTATTTGCATTCAGGATAAATGCATGAAACTCTGTAGAAACATGGTTCACTTCCACTTTTAACGCTTTGACTTGACTATAAAACTCAAATGTATTCATTTTCCATTCCTCCTAAAATAGTGGCCGCCATGATTTAATCCATGCTTTAGCGTCCTCAAAATCAAGTTTGCGTAAATCTCTGTACGACGGGACGGCGAACGCGTCTCTAAAATTACGGTGAATGCCTGCAAACAAACGGCGTGTGCCTGTCTCGCTGTTGTCGTAATTGTCACGGATTTCATAAACACGTTTACGTATCTGCTTTTGAATTACATTTTGCTGAAAGGAATCAATTTGCCAATTGTTTTCAAGTTGGTTCAATCGCTTATCATGTTCACTTTGCTTTTGTTCAAAACGTATCATCTGTTGAAGTTGCGGGCTTAACTGTGAGTAATCGTTTTGCAAGTGCCGCTCCATCTGATTGAATTGATCCACATAAGCAGCGGTAAACAGGATTCCTTTTTCTCCTGTCATTTTGTTGGCGACCACTTCACAGCCTTGTTTTGTAATTAAATAATGCTTTGCTGCCTTATTCTGTTTTGTCAGATATGTGCTAGGGATGAAAAATGTTTGAGAATCCAATTTTGGATTTTCCTCAATCACCTTTATGTAACCCTCAATATCTCTCATAAGATGGAAATGATTTTTCCCTACCATTTCCGCAACGTCCCGGCTGTCGGCAAGATATTGTCCGTTTGATTCGATTAAATTTAAACTGTTATTCAATTTCCTTCCTCCAACTGGTATAATATCCCTATCCATTCAGATAGGAGGTGAAATAATGCAAAAGAAGCAAGCAACAACTTATGAAGTGCAGGATAAAATTGTTCAGGCTCTATTAGATTTAAAGAAAGAAAGCCTTACCTTAAAACAAGCAGGAAGTAAAAAATACGATATAGTCTTTTTTGGAAGTGATCACAACATTATCAATACCATTGAATTACGCCACTCTTTAGAGAAATGTTTTGATCTAAATATGTCTCACGACGAACTCTTAGCAATAATTCCAGATGCTTGTAACTCACTAAACATGAAATATGAAGAGCTCCAAACTGTAAGTGTGAATGATGAATCTCAAAAAGGTACTTTGTTTATGATTACACTCACTTAATACTTGGGTAATTTTAGTGATTCAAAACCTTCTTTTATTATTGTTGATTTAACCTTAATTTTGTTTTTTTCATATGTGTCAATAACAACTCAGCCTCTGTCACCGCAGGGGTTGAATTATGTTTATATTCATACTGCTTACTCAAAATTCTTTAATTCTGGTTGTTCTTTTCATCCTCCGGCCATATATTGGTGATTTGCGCGGAAACAGAATTAGACTTGTTCATTTGTCAGCCCTCTCTGCACAACCGATACATCTATCCCTCTTAATGAAAACCGGGACACGATTTCATATAATTGTGTAACTGATGCCGGCTGGTGCAGCCGATTGATTTCCTTGAACATTTCAGCTGCCGATAGACAAAGATCAATGCATTCCTCAAAATTACAATCCTCGATTTCAGCCGGAAGTAGTTCGCTTAATAAAAATTGAGCAGTTGAAAGCTTTCGTAAAACAGATACGCTGTCTGATTTTAAGAAGTGATCTAATTTCATGCCTTTTCTCCTTTCAGGTACTCTTTCCAATGGCGGCCGCGCTGCTCTTCATCGTGGGTTACTGCTTTTCGTTTACACTGAGCTGTCAGGCTCATTTCAAAACCAAAAAGGAAAAGCGAAACCCCTAAAATTTTTCGTTTTTTCAAAGTGATAAGCCTCCAATTTTATAAGTGCGTCTGTCCACGCTGATGATTTTTACCATTCGTCCATAATGTCTTTCATTACCTGTTTGGATTCTTCATAGAACCAAAACCGCTTGCCTTTCTCCTTTCGGCGCTCAATCAATTTCATTCTCGGATCACGCAAAAATTCATTTTCTAAAAAACTTTTGCTCATACAGGTTCTTTTTGACATTGTTTCAATATCCCATACAAAAAGTGATTCCCTTATGGCCTGATCTAATTGTTGATTGATATAGTCACGGATTTCGGTTTCATTGACAGCAACGTCAAATTTAACAGTCGGCAAGCCATGACGCCCCTCTTTCATTTACAATTTTCACTATTTTTTCACGCACCTTTTTTCCCTGCCGCTTGCCTAACAATATGTCTGACAAGTAAGCATTTGAAATATTAAGCATTTCAGCCAATTCCTTTTGCTGCATCTCGTTCATGATGAGCCAAGTTTTTACTTTTTTTCCGAAGTCCGTGTTACCAACCATAAAAACAACCCCTACTCTATATTTTCAGCTAATTATTTAGCTTTTTATTGACAATTTTTAACCTATAGGTTAAAATCAAAGCATAGCTGAATAAGCCTACAGTAATAGCCTTGAACGTTGGGGAACGTGGTCATTGGCTTTTGTTTGTAGTGCCCAAAAAGCTAAATAAATAGCTTATGAACACAGTTTACTACCCTTTAGGTTAGAAGTCAACAATTTTATTTAACCTTTTGGTTAGAAGTGTCTAGCTTAATACAGGTGAGTGATCATGAATTTATTCGATAGAGTAAAAAAGCTTGCTGAAAGCCGCGGTTTATCAATTGCTGAGTTAGAAAGAAATTTAGGTTTGAGCACTAACGTTTTATACAAATTAAAGAACCAAAAAACATCAACAGAACGAGTCGAAGCAATAGCCGATTATTTTAATGTATCCGTTGATTATTTACTTGGCAGAACTGATTCCCCTGTTGAAACAATAGCAGCTCACCATGACGGTGAAGACTGGACGGAAGAAGAGCTAGAAGAAATAGAACGATTTAAAGAATTCGTACGCTTAAAGAGAGAGAAAAAATAAGAGGTGTATTTGTTTTGGTTTATGATCATCTATTGTTAGAGGCTTCCCGTAACAGAATTGAAGTTATTGAAAGAATTATGCCACCTAGATTAAAGGGCCTTTATAATAGCGGCATTGTCTGGATTAATCGGCAACAGTCAAGAATTGAAAAAGGTTGTACCCTTGCCGAAGAATTAGGACATCATTTCACCTCTTATGGAGATATATTGGATCAGAGCAAGATGGAAAACCGAAAACAAGAAAAACGGGCCAGAAATTGGGCATATAAAAAATTAGTCCCTTTGACTAAAATTATTGACGCCCAAAAAGCGGGAATAAAAAGCCGTTTTGAATTGGCCGAGTTTTTAAATGTAACTGAGGTTTTTTTAGAAGAGGCCTTAAAAAGATATGAAGAAGAATACGGACTGTTTAAAAAGGTGAACGGATTGACTATCTGTTTTCAACCTCTTGGCGTTATAGAAATGTCTGAGGAATTTTAGGGAGGTGATGCCAAAATAAACATAGCCCCTTTTATGCGTCTGTCCACGAAAGAAAGGGCTGTTACAAATGAAAATGTATAAAACAGATAAAGACGATGATTTATATTATTACTTCAACGCGAAGAAAGAAAAGCGTTGGTTATATCGGTATCGCTATTATGATGCTTTTGGAAAACGACGTGAGAAGTCCAAACAAGGATTTAAAAGCGAGAACGAGGCATTTAGAGCCTTACTACAAGTAAAAACAGCAATTGTAAACGGCGATATAAAAAAGGTTGAAAATGAAAATTTAACGGTGGAAGAATGGTTAGACATTTGGTACGAAACAAATAAAAACCAATGGGGAATAACCACACGTGAAAATAGGGCCTTAACTATCGAAACAATCATCAAGCCATTGCTTGGCAAAATAAAATTGCTCAAATTAGATAAAGTGACTTACAAAAGGCTATTTATAAACAAACTTCTCAACGAATATAGCCCGGGCAGCGTCGCTGCTTATCATGCCCAATTTAAAACTGCCATAAATGCTGCAGTAGATACTGAAATCCTTCAAAGAAACCGATTTAATAAAATAACTATACCTCAGCCCAAAAAAGAAAGTGAGAACTTTTACACTGCCTTGGAATTAAAGAAATTTCTTGAAGCCTTTAAGAGACATGAAAATATCACTAACTATACAATGGTCTTACTATTAGCGCTCACTGGCATGAGAAAAGGTGAGTGTATGGGGCTTAAATGGAATGATATTAACTTTGAGGACATGACAGTATCAGTGAGCAGAACCAGAGACACCAAGGGAGTACGTCCTCCAAAAACAAAAAATAGTTACCGCACTATAAAAGTAATTGGAGAACTAATGAATCAGTTAAAAGTATACCGCAAATGGTGCAAAGAGTTAATGCTATCCTTTGGAAAACGCTTATCAGAAGATGATTTTATTTTCATAAATAAATCGTCAGGAAATCCAGTTTCTCATTCTATACTTAAAAGTGCTATTGATCGGGTAACTAAGAAAGAAAATTTGAAAAGAATAACTGTTCATGGCCTAAGACATACTCATGCAACTATTCTTGTTGGTAAGAGAATACCAGTGAAAGTTATCTCTGAGCGTCTCGGTAACACGCCTGAAATGATTTTAACTATCTACGGTCATTCATTCAAAGAACTTGAAGAAGAGTCCGTCGAAGCCTTCGCAGAGGCTTTGGGTCTCTAA